AAGCCTGTTGACGCGCTGCGGCCTCTTGCTCGATTCCCTGCATTTGAGGAGCCATCGCGGCTCCAAGCTGGCCGCCGAGGATGGCGCCCTGCCCTGCCTGCGCGGCGAGTTGCTGACGGCGCGCGCCCATTTGGGCGAGTGCCGCGCTTTGGGCGAGCGTCGAGGCTCGCTGGCCGAGCACGTCCACCGCCCCAAGCTGCGCCTCGCGCGACGGCGCGAAACGCTCGTCCGCTTGGCCCACGAGGCCGTAGAGCTGGCCGATTTGCTCCTGATAGCGCTGCGCCTCCTCGCGCTGCGCTTCTTCCGCTTGGGGTACCCCGGCGGCCGCGCGAGCTGCGCCGGCAATACCTGTTTCGCCAGGTTGCTGGCCTCCGGCCTGCCCGCTTTGCTGTGCGCGGACCTGTTGCGCACGCCGAAGCTCTTCGGGATCGTTCGGGTTGTACGCCGGATCGAGCGTGGTCCAATAACTTGCCATCTGTCACCGTCCTCCGAGGAGATAGCCCGCACCGGAGCCCGCGGCCTGCCACAGTCCGCCGTAAAGCTGTTGCTGCCTGCGAGCCTCCTCGAGGCCATACCGGCTTTGCGATTCCACTTCGGGCGCGAGCAACGCACGGCCCGCGCCGAGCGTCGTCGCGAGGTCTGCGCGCTCGAGGCCGTATTGCGCGAGCGTCTGTTGGCGAAGGAGATCCGCCATCTGCGCCTGCGCGAGCGCGTTGCGCTGTTGCTCCTGCGCGGCCACCTGCGCGGCGGCCTGGTAGCCGTACTGCTGCGCCTGGCCGGCGCCGAGAGCGCCGAGCGCGGCCGTCTGCGTACCTGCCACGCCTCCCTGCGAGCGGGCCGCGCCCATGGTCGCCTGGCCGCCAAGAATGGCCTGCCGGCGGGCCGCCTCCGTCGCAACGGTCGACGGTTGACCGGCCTGCCGGATGCGCTCGGCTTGCTGACTGAAAAGCAGGCCCTCCGTGCCACGCTGCCGAGCTCCGAGAGCCTCTTGGACGGCGCGTTGATAAGCGTCCTCGACGCTCTCGGGCTCGCCCCCAACGCGGCCAACGCCGGTAATGTTTTGCGTCTGCCTTGAGGGCGACGCGACGCCGCCGAGGCCTGTCGTGATGCTCGTAAGTGGGTTCGCCATGGTCACGCCTTGCGGGTCACTGGGAGACGCTTCACGCCTCCGAGGGGGAGGAGCTCGAGCGCGAGGCCGACGAGCTGGGGGCCTTGCCCACTTGTAGCACCGCTCGGGGCTGCGTCGTAGATCTCGATCTTCACGCTCTGCGTTTTTTGATTGCCGATTTGGAGCTTCACTTGCTCGGGCCAAACGGTATCCGGGATCGGCGCGAGCTGCGCGGCCGTCCACGTCGCCGTGCTGCGTACCGTCGACGGGTCAAAGTCCGTGTAGACCTTCACGGTCAGGTTATGGTCAGCCGCGGAGCGGCCGAGGATCTGGCAGTACCGGAAGCGCGCGTAGTCCTGCGTCCCGCCCGGCTGGATCCATGCGGTTTGCGCGTTCAGCGAGATCCAGTCGGATCCGTCGAGGTACGTCGAGCCGTCGTCCTTTGCCCACGCGAGCGTCGAGACGATGAAGCACGAGAGATTTGACGACCAGCACGCGCCAAGCGCGGTTTGAAACGTCCCGGACAGCGAGAAATCACGCGACCACTGATCGACTTGGTAGTTGTAGACCAGGCACCCGCCAGGGCCGAGGCTCCACGTATCGGCCATGTAAAAGCGCACCTCGCGCTGCGCCTCGATGTGCACGACGGCACGGACCTGGTCGAGCCGAACGCCCGTCGTCGTGCTCGCGGTGAGGTCTTGCACCTTGAGCCCGATCGGCACGAGTTGGAGCCGCTCGTCGATGAGGTAAAATCGCGAATCCGAGCCGAAGAAAATGAGGCCCGGCGGGATCGAAATCACGCTCTGCGGTTGCGTGCAGCCGATGTAGTCGTGAATGGATTCGACCTCGGAGAGCGCGTCACCCGCTCCGGTCGCGTCGCGGAATTGCCCGAAGACGGCGTAAACGCCCGTCGAGCTGAGGAGGATCAGCTTATCGTTGACGTTGCCCGCAGCCGTGCACCCGGACTCGTGCTCGAGGCGAATCGCGTTCCCAGCGGCAAACGAAACGCCCTCGAACGGGACCGGCGGGTTCGAGTAGTAGATCGATTTGGGATCGTCCGCGCCGCCCACGATGAGTCTGTTTTTGAATAGCGTGGCGAAGCGCGCGGACGCGATCGGGACGTGCGGAAGATTGCCCGTGCTCGTGTAGAGTAGCGGCGCGTCCGTTCCGGGGAGGCCGATGGCCCAATTTGTTGCGGCCACGCCTCTATCGAGGATGTTGATCGAGGTCGTTCCGGCGACGGTTGCGCTTGGGTCGATTGTCGAGGCGCTCTGCGCGAACCATCGGCGCAAGATCGTCCCGTTCGGCTCCGTCACGTAGAACTCGATCACGGCGTCGGTGCGGTCGAGGTAGCTTGCGCGCGAGTAGTAGATCGTCCACGTGTCCTGCGCGCCGAGAACCGTGATCCGGTAAGGATCGCTGGGCGCCGATCGGTGCATGTTGCCAGCGGCGTCACGGTACGCAAAGCACGCTTGCACGAGGTAATCGCCGTTGGCGAAGTCGATCGCAAATCCGCCGTTGCTGCGCACGATCCCGCTAATGTGCGGGCGGTCGATGATGGCGGCCTCGGTCGTCGCCGAACCGTCGAGCGTCTGCACGATGCCGCCTACCGCGTGGCATACGTCCCCATATGTCGATGGATTCACGTCGCCCGAAGCGCGCGCGGCGAGCGCGATGGTCGAGAACGCAAAGGCTCCCGCGCCGTCGAGCGCGACACGGTGTGGAACGTGGAGCACGTTTGCCAGCGTAAACGGACGCGGCCCGCTCGTCGGCATGAGGCGCGGCGCCACCGTCTGCGCGGGAGAGTTGGCGCACGTCGGGATGCGCTGGATTGGCCCCACGAGGACGGCCGTCCCGATGTTGCTCGTGTAGTTTGCCGCAAAGGTCGTCGTGTTGTCGTAACCCGGCGCCGGGCCTTGTCCGACCCAGTTTTGCTGCGACGCTCCGAGCACGAGCGGAACGCGGACCTGGAGCCGGCTCGTGCTCGTCACCTTCGCGAAGTATGGGAGCGTGAACGCGCGGGCCGAGGAAACGGCAACGGAAAGCACCTGGTCGTCGACAATCGCGGCCGGGTTCGTCCTCATGCCGACACGCTGCACGTAATGGCCGTACACGGGATACGGCGAAACGTCGTCGAAGTCCTGCACCTCGGCGAAGTAAGTCCAAGTGCGCTGCGTGTTCGTCGCCGTCGTGAGCGCGATCGTTCCGCCGCCTGGAGCGAGGTGCGAGGCCACGCCCGCGATGCGCGTGATCGCTGTGTTTGCGGCGTAGCTGAGAACGAGCGCGGTCGTTAGCTCCGCGACGTACACCACGCCGTTTGCGGATTGCCATGGCGTCGCGGCTGCCATGTTCAGGCTCATTAGCGTCGCGCCGAGGCCGATTGACGAGGTCGCGTCGTCGATGGCGAGCGCGAGCGCCACGACGGGGAGCGCGCCAGGCTTTGCGATGTCTGCCGAGTTGACGAGGTTCAGCGTTCCGGCGGTCACGTCGAAGCGGTCGAAGCGCACCTGGCTCGTGCGCGATGAGTACACGACGAGAAAGAACGCATCGTTTCCGTGCTTGCCCACGTCATACGGGACGACGGGGCGATAGCGTTCGCCGCTCGTCGCGTAGAACGCCGCAAGGTCGCTCCAGTCGCAATCCACCGATCGAGCGGTAGGCGTTTGCGTCACGAACGAGCCGAGCCCCGAGGCCGTGTAGGTCATCGTGTAGAGCTCGACGCGTGCGGCCGTCGTCGTCGTGTTGATGGCGGCGCGAGACACTGGCACCGCAGCCGTGATCACGAGCGTCCCCCACGTCGGATACACGAGGAGCTTCGGATACACGTATCCGCTGAGCGTTTGCGTTTTCGTCGACACGATCGCGCGCGTTGTGCCGTCGTACTGCGTCACGGTGAGCTGCACCGTCGTTCCGCCGAGTGCGGCCGTGCTCCACGTCTTGCGCGCGCGAGTGATCTTCACGACGAAAACGAACGTGCCGTCCGTTCCAACGTCGAATGCCTCGTCATATTCACCCGCCCCGCCGTCCCATGTGATCACGTCGCCGATCACGTCCGAGACGGCGCCCGGCGTCGTCCAGTCGTTCGTTGCGCTCGGCGTGTAGCTGCGCGCAACGTAGCCGGATTCGTTGCCGAGGAGATATTGCGCGCTCCCGATGGGCGATGCGTCAAGGCTTGCATTGTCGCGCGCGCGGTCGATCACGAACGTCTTGGACTTGCTGGCCATCGCACCGATCGGGTTGCCGGTGTTCGGGCTCGAGGCCGGCGGCGCTGCAACCGCTTGATAGCCGGTGCGCTTGCGGATCGAGCCAGCGCGGTCGAGGCGCCCGTTCGTCAGCGAGGAAAGCTGGCTCGGCGGGACGCGCCAGGCGTCCGCGCTCTGGTCGATGCCGCCGCCGAAGTCAGCGCGAACGATGATCCCTTGACCGGGCTTTTGCGGGTCTGCCATGGCGTCACCATACCCAAATTTTCGCCGAGAAGTCGTGCGCGACGTGGATCCTCACGTAGCGCTCGTCGAAGGAGCGGCTCACGGGAATCCGATACGGGGTGCAGTCTCCGCGCACCTGAATGTCGACGAGGACGAAGCCCTCCACGGGCCGGCCAAGCGTGTGCGGCAAGTCGTTGTCGCCGGCCACGAGGTTGAGGAGCTCCGAGCGGCCACCGGAGCCGTCCGGCTGCGTGAGGAGCTGGCCGCGCGCGAACGGTGGCAGGTTCAGGCGGTTGATCGTCTCGATCGCTTGGTTCGTGCGCTGCGCCGCCATCTGCGCTTGCCGCTGCGCGTCCGTCGTCGCGGCTTCTTCCGTGCGCAGTACACGCGTCGGGATCGTGCGCAGCGTGGCGTCCGCTTGCGTCACCAGGTCGGGCCGAAAGGCGACCTTGGCCACGGTCAGGGCCTCGGCAAGTAGCGCGAGGGCGAGAGGTCGTAGAGCCGTGCGCGCGTCACGTCGGTCACGCGCTCCGTGTTTTGCTGCGCCCGGAACGGTGCGAGGCCTTCGATGCGTGCGCGGAGCTGGCCCATGATGCCGGCCGCGACCGTCACGTCGAGGTCTTCCTTTTGCCGCACGTACACCACCGCGCGCCAAATCGCGTACTCTTCCCAGCCGTCCACGCCGTCGAAGGAGTCCGAATCGCTCGTGAGACGAGGGCAGGCCGGCGCGTAGAAGTGCCGGATCGTGTACGCCGCATCGGGCACGGGCAGGAAGCTGATGTTCCCCGCCGAGAGACGGAAGCGGCGCGGGACGCCCGGGTTCGCGTCGGCCGTGCCGATGATCTCCGCGCGCTCGTGGAGCGAGTAGCTACCCATCCGGACGCGCGATCCGCTGTAATCGAGCTCTACATAGAGCGTCTCGTAGTGCGTCGCCGGGAGCGCGTAGGTTTCCGTCGCCGCCGAGGTCGTGATCGTCTGCGTCGCGATGTAATACTCTTGCCCGCGCGCAGCGATCAGCATGTCGTAGAGCTCGGCGAGGCTCTGATTCAGGTACTCGTTAATCTCCGAGTCCGTGACAAACTGATTGCCAGGCATGTCGGCACGGAGCCGAACGTCCGAGCGCATGTCGCCAAGTGTTCGACTCCGTGCCATTTTCTCAATCCTCGCAGGCCATCACGAACGCCTCGAGGGCGTCCGCGAGGGCGGTCTTGTCGCCGCTCTTCACGGCGTCCATCACGTCACCCGCAAGCGTCTTCTTCTCCTCGGGGGAGTAGCGTTCGCTCGTGGGCGCCTCTTCCTCGTCGTCCTCGCCCTTCGGCCCGCGGCCGAGAGCGATCAAGAGCGCGGGCTTCTTCATCAGACGCCCGAATTCTTGAGGACGAGGAGGAGGTTAACGCGGTTGCCGGTGGCGGCGGCCACGTTTGCAACGGCGGCGGTGCTCAGGTCGTAAATGCGGACCTGAATCGTCCTGTTCGCGAGGTCGACTGCGCCGATCTGCGCAGTAACCTTGTCGTCCGCGCTGGCGAGCTGGAGCGTCGTCGTCGCGGAAAGGAGAGTCGGGTATACGTCCTGGAGCGTCACCGTGTAAACGCCCGTCGAGGCGAGCTCGACGCTTTCGACGCCGCGGCCCGTGATCGTGGAGGCGACGGGGTCGCTAGAGCCGTTCGTTGCCCAGTTAATGCCGAGAATGACGACGCCCGGATCGAGCGCCCCCAAGAGTTGTACGAAGGATCGTCCGGCCATGGTGTCTCCTCAGTAAACCGTCGTCGCGAGGTAGTTGGCCCCGCGGCCGTTGAAGCCCGGCGCGCGGCAACGGAGGTTGCCGTAGAAGCCGATGCGAACCTGGTACGCGTCATCGTCCGTAAGGCGGAGGATCTGGTTCGTGTCGTAATCGAGGATATGGGGCGCCGCGTTCAGCGAGAAGAGGTCCCACGTATCGAGCTGGAGCACGAAGATCTGCGACTGCGGCACGTTAATGTCGCTGACGCACTTGATCGGCCCCTGGTCGCCCATGAGAACGATCGACTGGAAGCCAATGTCCGCGTCCTCGATGCTGACCGCGCGATCGTAGACCGTGCGCGAACCAAGGAACTTGTTCAGGGCCGCGAAGTCGCGCGGGTTCATAAAGCAGTGGTCCGGACGGCCACCCTCCGCTGCAACGTCCGAGGCGAGCTGGATGATAGCTTCATCCGGCGCCGCGCCCGTGCAGTCGAGGAGCGAGCCGGCGAGGCTGCTCTTGTCGCTGGTGCGGGTCACGCCGTAGATCGCGGCCTGGAACTGCGCACCCGCCGCGCTCGCGGCGTACGCGCCCGAATCGGAGCCCGCGATCCACTGCGCCGCGCCCGTGAGCACGCGCGAGTTGGTGAAGATCTCGGCGGCCGTGGTCGCCGCGGTGCGGTCCGAGCGCGCGCAAATGTAGTCGGACGTCGCGATGCCCGTGGCGCTGTTGACCGTGATGGTTCCGGCCTTGCGGTCGACCGCGGTAACGTAGGTGCCGCTCGAGCCCGCCGTGTCCATGAGGACGGCCGAGGTCGAGAACGTCACGATGCGCATCCCAAGATCGAAGTTGTACGCGTCCGAGGGCGTGGAGAGCTTGATCGTGGTCGAGCTGATCGAGCCGACCTTTCCGAGCCAGCCGCAGCCGTCGCGGAAGAGGTTGCGCGCGAGGCGACGCATCGCGGTCACCATGGCGAGATCCATCGTGTCCGCGAAGAGGTCGACCATGGCGCCCTTGTCCATCACGGCGGCCTTCATGGCCTCGCCGCTGATGCTCGCGAGCGAGTAGTCCGACTTCCGCGTGAGCTGGAAGGTCTTGTACGTGTCCGAGTAGGCCGTGGACTGCTCGGAGGCCGTCTTCGCCTCGGAGAAGAGCGCGCCGCCGCCCTGCGTGCTGTTCACGGTCAGGGGAACGTCAACGTACTTGCCGACAAAGTTGGTGTTCTTCGCGAGCATGGCGAAAAACGGGTTGTTCTTCCGGAGCTCGCGCGGGACGGTGTAGTCCGGATAGAGCTCCTTGATGATCGATGCAGCCGAGGACGTGTCAATAACAGCCATTTTGAAAACTCCGAGCGGGTAGAGGGGGTTTCTCCCGCTCGGTCATTCACTGGCCGAGGCGACCGGATACCAGCATTTGCCGCACGTACTCTCGCCGCTCCATGCGGTTCATGTTGAGAGTCGAAGGCGCGCTCTTGGTCCGCTCGCCCGCGCGGCTCGTGGTGAGCGTGCGGGAGGGTGCCGCCTTGCCTGCTGCGGGGGCGTTGCCCGGTCCACGGCTTGCGCTGGCGCCGCGTCGAGCTTCACGCTCGTGGACGTGACGATAGCTTTCGCTCTCGATGTAGTCCAGCGCTTCCGCGAGCTCCTGGAGGCTCGGCACCTTGCCCGTGCGCGCGTAGTACTGCTCTTGCAGCGCGTAGGCCTGGCTTTTCACGAGCTCCGGATGCACGGCCGCGCGCGCTGCGAGGTAGGGATACTCTTCCTCTTTCGCCGCGAGCGCGAAGAACTCGGACTCCGCTTTTCCGCGCTGCGCTTCCATCTCGCGCTGCGCCTGCGTCTGCCGGTACGTGTCGAGTTCCTTCTTTTGCGCCTCGAGGGCCTCGCGAAGCTCGCGCATCTGCGCCTCGGGCGTGCCCTCAAGCGCGGCGCGCTCGGTCAGATCGCGCAGGTCGACGCCGAGCTCGCGCAGTCCGGCAAGCGGGTCTTTCGCCATCGCCTCGCGGGCTCGTTTGAGCTGATCGATCTCCCGGCGCTCGAGGTCGAGGCGCATCCGTTCGCGCTCGAGGTCGAGGCGTTGCGCTTCGGCCTGTCGGCGGATCTCGTTTGCCTTCTTCCTGGCGCGCACGACGGCCGCCAGCGAGCTTTCCTCTTCCTCGCCGTCCTCGTCGCGGGGCTCGGGCGCTGCGGCCTCGTGGGGCTCCGCAGAGGCCTCCTCGTGGGCCTCGAGCTCGTCGGCGGGAGCCGGCGAAGGCGCCTCGGGCTTCGGCGCGGGCGTGGCTCCGCTGATCGCGGCGAGGGCCGCGGCGCGTCGGGCGCTCCGGTTCGTGCCGTCGATGCCGGCGAACTGCGCCGAGGGCTGCGCCTCGGTCTGGGGCTGATTCGGGGCGGTGTCCATCGTGATCATGCTGCGTCTCCGCTTAGGCTAGTGCGGGCGCCGGTTGGCCCATGCTGGCGAGCTCCGGCGGAAGGCCTGCGCCACCATTAGCGGGAGCGAGGCCGGGAGGGGGTGCGGGCGGCTGCGCGGCCGCGACGAGGTCCTGCGCGCTCTGAATGTAGCGGCGCAAAAGCTCGAGCGCGACCGGGTCCGCGTTCTCAAGGCGCGCGAGGTTGTAGGCCTTCGCGCCACGCGAGACGATCAATTCGAGGTTGTCGAAGGGTTCGGCGATCACGGGGATCTGACGCGAAAGAATCGCTTCGATGTTCCGGTCGATGATGTGCACGTCCGAAAGGTCGAGGTCGCTCTCCGCTTGCAGGTCGGGCAGGTCGAGCACGTCACGGAACTGCGGCACCGACAGCGCGCCGAGCTGGAGGAGCTTCTCCGCTTGGTCGATGCGCGCGGCGAAGTCGCGGGCGAACTGGCTGATCGGCATGACGCGGATCGCGTACTCATCTTCGCCCATCGCCACGTCGCGCCAGCGCACTTCCTCCGCTCGCGAGCGGCCGACGACGCGCACGGAGAACGACGGATCTTCCTCGGCGGCCACCGCTGCGGCTCGCACCGCGAGCTTCGCGAGCTCCACGTGGAAGTCTTGCCAGGCCCGGTGCTGCGCCAAAAAGCCCTCGGCCTCCACGTCGTCGAGCGTCTGAAGCGCGATGCCGCTCGTAACGCCGCCCGGCTTCTGGTTTTGCACGCTCATCATGGACGCGCCCGACACCTGAACCATCAGCGGCGTCAAGTCTTGGTAATACCTATATAGGTCGGCGGCCACGGTGTTCGGCGCGAACGCTTGGATCTCGCCGCCCTTCGCGCGCCAAATCGTCCCGGGCTCGTTCGTGATCTGCTCGGTCGTCACCTCGGCGCCCGGCGGAACGATGAAGTGCGCATGGCTCATGAGGCGGAACGTCGCCTGGATCTTCGCGGCCGTGAATTCGAGCTCCTTTTGAATCGGAAGGAGCATCTTTGCGAGCGGCACCGGGTAGAAGCCCACCGTGGGCACGTAGCTCCGCAGCACCGCGATCGGGAACGTGTCTTCGTTCCACTCCTCGTTCAGGAGCTCGACGGACTTGCCGCCCACGATCGCGATCACGTGCCGTCCCGGCTGCTCCTCGGTCCCTACGGCCCACGCTTCCACGACGCGCACGGCGTTCGGGTCGATCACGTCGTAGAGGCGCGCCGTCGTGCCGGGCTTCACGCTCGGCGCAAGCATGATTTCCGATTCCTTCTCGGGGAACATTTCCGCGAGGACGCCGCGGTCGAAGGCGTCCACGTAATACAGGCGCCGCGGCATTCCGCCGTTGCATTCGGCCTCGCGGAGCCGGAGGCACCACGGCTTCACGCGGTCGAACGTGACGCGCCCGCGTCCTCGGTCCAGGCCTCCGTTCACCTTCACGGCCGCGAGGCCGCAAAGGAGCTCGTCGCGCTTCAGGAGGTTCGCGAGCTCGTCCACGCGCTCGGTCGCGAAGAGGCCCTCGAAGAAGAGCGAGAGCGCCTTTGCGCGAGCGCGCTTGCCGTAGTTGCCGCCCGTGCTGACGGCCTGCGGGAGCACCTTGTTTCGGATCACTTTCGCGTGCACCGTGTCGAGCACTCGGCGGAACTGATTCGGTGCGAGCACCTCCTCGTCTTGCACGCGATACTGCGCGTTACGTCGCGCGGCGGTCATGCTCTGCGGGAGCTCGATGCCGTATGCCTCCATGTAGCGCGCCCACGCGTCGAGGCGCGGGCCGCTGACCGTGTCGAGCTCGTCCACCGTCGATTGCAGCGCGAGGAGCATCGAAGAGCCCTCGAGGGTCCACCACCGCACGTCCGCTTCTTTGATCGCCATCGCTACCACCTACGCCCTTGGGTTCGTTTGCGCACCGCGTCCTCTGCCTTGCGCTCGAGGTCGGCGGCTTCCTTCTCGTACCACTGATCCGTCCCGCGTTCATGCGGCGCGGCGCGCCGGTCCGGGATCCACTGCGCCGAGGCTAGCATGAGGCTCGGAATGAAATCGCAGTGCCGCCCGTCGCCCGCGAGCGGGAGCTCGAGGCGCACGCCGGCCATGGTCGCCACCTTCTTCACGCGGAGGAGGTCTTCGCGGAGCTTCGGGTTCGCCGGGAGCTCGATGCGCCCCTCGAGGAGCGCCGCGCGGAACGCTGCGGCCTGATCCCACCGCTCGCGGCTCGGAGTCAGTCGAGGCTGGAGCGTCACGTCATGCTGCATCGCGAGTTCCGAGAGCGGGTCGGCTCCCCACTGGTCGCAGTGCACGGACGCGACGCGGTAGCGCCGGCAAAGCTCGCCCATCTCGCGGAACACGTCGGCGGCCTGGAGGGGCGCGTTCTTCGAGCCGAGCCACTCTTTCGCCACGTCGATTCGCCGCTTGTCGCCGTCTCGACTCATGATCACGAACGTCCACGCGTTGCCGCGCGTCGCGGCGTCCATGCCGGCCACGTAGCTCCGGAGCGGGTCGGGCTCGAGGTCGCCTTCGGTGCGCGTCACGCTCGCGAGTGCGTCCGGCGGAATCAACGCGGCCTCGGGCGCGGCGAATTCGGCCGCGCAGTCGACGCGATACGCGTCCGGGTCGCTGGCCTTGAGCGACTCGATGCGCTCCGGCGTCCAATAGCTCGGGTTCATGGCCCAGCCCGGAGCGCGAACCACGACGCGCGAGCGCGTGGGCTTGCGCCAGTCGCGTTGCACCTGCTCGTAGATCGGCCCGAAGGGCGCGTACGGGCTTCCGGCTGCGATGAGCTGCGCACCCGGGCGCAAGCGGCCTCGGAGGACGCGCATCGTCTCGTCGAAGTTGACCACGGCCTCGGCCTCGCCGGCCATCCGTGGTGCCTCGTCGATGAACGCACCGATCACCCATCGCGCGATGAGGGAGGCGCCTGCGCGCTTGCCAGCTACGGTGCAAATCTCGATCGGCCTCCCGGACGGGTGACGCACCTTCACTGAGTCGGCCTTCGGCTCCTCGAGGAGGAGCTCGCGGAGCACCGGGCTCGAGAGCATCGTCCCTCGGATGTGATCGAACGCCACCTGCGCGAGGTCGAGGGAGAGGCTCACGATCGGGTAACGCGGAATCTCGCCGGCCTGGAGGTCGTCGACCTGTACCGTCTGACTCGCCCGGATGGCTGTCGCTGCGGCGAGCATCGTCTTCGCCGACCGGACCGAGGCGACGATCGTCACCTCGAGGGGCCGGACGCCCACGAGCTCTGAAACGTCGCCGACCGCCGCAAGCAGGTCAGGGTGCGACGGGTCGAGGCTTGCGTCCCCGTCGAGGAGCCTCGCCAGTTGCCGCTGGAGCGGCGTCGCCGTCGTCAGACCGAAGCCCTGCGGGTGCGTCAAAAGACTCTCGAGGCTCCCCAACACCTCGGCTCGCTGATGTGCCCAGTAGGCCCGCAGCAACGGGGAAACGGATGAACTCGACCCGCCCCCATGGGATGAGCGTCTGCGCGCCTGCGGCGTCACGAATGGCGACTCCAAAGGCCGAGAGCGTTACTGCCTCCTCGGAATAGGTCAGCGTCGCCATCATGCGACCGTCGATGTGGACTCCCGCTTCGAGCCGGATTGTGATCACGCACCACCTCCAGGCGCAGCCTTGCGCCGATACCGTTGCGCCGCGCGTCACGCGCGACGAACACGAACCACGCCACGCCCGCGATGCTCGCGGCCCACCCCACCAACGTGTCGGGGTCGTCCTCCGCGCACGCCACGACGATGCGCGAGGCATTGAGGAGAGCGCGGACACACAAGGCAAGTTCCTCGCGCTCCACGGCACGCACGAAGCGCGGCACCTGGTGCAGCGCCGTTGCGGCCACGTAGGCCGCGTCACTCTCTCTCGCCTCCCGCAGGGCGATCACTGCACGGCCGGAACGTCGAGCGGGATACCTCGCCGCCGCTTCTCCGCGGCCACCATGGCTTCAAGGTCTGCAAGCGGGATCTCCTCGAGCTGCATCTTGCTTGCGAGGCGTTCCATGCGCCTTTCCCGCTCGTAACTCACGTCCCGCTTCGCGTAGGTCTTAAACCTGACGCGCTCGAGCCACCATGCCGACGCCGCGAAGCTCTGCTCCGCGTGCCGCTTGATGTTGCCCACGTGCCACGCCTCGGCCTCGGCCTCGGCTTTTTGTACCCCGGTGGCAAAGGTTGCATAGGGCTCCTGCCCTGCCTTGCCCAAACGTAGCCATTGTTTCAGCGTGTCGTATGCGATGCCGTTGCACTCTGCCGCGCAGCGGCGTGTGTTGCCTTCACCGATCAGCGCAAGGATCTTCTCGACGCGTTCGGGTGTGCAGAGTGTCGGTCGTCCGGCCATGCTGGGGCGCTCCCTCGGGACTGGTGAGGTTCACTCACTTGCTAACGTTTTTCCGTGCTGAGCACAAGGCGAAAACTGATCGCTTGACACGGGCTCAAACTTGTGAGCTTTCTTGCTTCGCGCGCACGCGCGCTTCCATTGGAAGACTTGCGGGGACTCATAGCCGTCCCCGGACCCCTGCCTAGTGTCTCGCTTCGGTCGACACCACCTTTTCAGGTTGTCAAAGAGGAAGGGAACGCAACCGAAAGAGAAGCGCGGGCGCGTGTCTGTGTGTGTGCGCGCGCGAGGGACCATCGCTCTCGGTGACACGAGGCCCGCGCTCTTTGCCGTCCATCTGCCCTTGCTGCGCGCTTG